TGACGGTGGAGCAACCAGCACAGTGGTCACTGTGTCCAGCGACGAAAACTATACCTATGTGGGCACGGGTGGCATGGCTTATAACGCAGTATTACCATTAACGTTTACCAGCACTGATTATGTGTCCGGTGGAAATATTTGGAAGCGTATAGCCTGGAGTGGAGACACTTGGTAATGGAAATTATACTAGCCACTCTACTAATGACACACTTGACAATAGTGTCAGTTACCTTGTATCTACATCGTTGTCAAGCACATAGAGGAGTAGAGTTTCATCCTGTAATTAGCCATTTTATACGTATGTGGTTGTGGCTTACCACAGGCATGGTAACAAAGCAGTGGGTTGCTATACATCGCAAACACCATAGATTTAGCGATATTAACGGAGATCCTCATACTCCACATGTATACGGTATTTGGCATGTATTGTTTAAAGGTGCTGGATTATATCACTCTGCCAGTAAAGACAAAGAAATGATCCAACAATACGGTGTAGGAACACCAGATGATTGGGTTGAAAAGAATTTGTATACACCACATAGTCGCCTCGGTATTCTTCTAATGCTGATCATAGATCTATTGTTCTTTGGACCTTGGGGCTTATTAGTATGGGGTGTACAAATGATATGGATTCCGTTCTGGGCAGCTGGTGTTATTAACGGTGTTGCTCATTGGATAGGTTATCGCAATGGAACTACAAAAGATCACAGTAGAAACATTAGTCCTCTTGGTATTGTTATCGGTGGCGAAGAACTTCATAATAACCATCATTTAGACCCGGCAAGCCCTAAGTTTAGTCGCAAGCCGTGGGAATTTGACATAGGCTGGATGTATATTAACTTATTAAGCTTGTTAGGATTAGCTAAGATTAAACCTGTATAAATATACTATTATGTTAGATATCAACCCACAATTAGAACGTCAAAAAGTATTTGATTATGTCAGAGCCATGTTAGGCGATGGCATGATCGATGTTGAGTTAGATCCTATTCATTATGAAACTGGATTACAACGTTCTTTAAACAAGTTTAGACAGCGTAGCAGCCATGCAGTGGAAGAAAGCTACATGTTTTTAGAACTAAAAAAAGACACTAATGATTACAAACTGCCTGACGAAATTATTGATGTTAGAAGTGTATTTCGTAGGACATTAGGATCTAGAAGCGGCGGCGGCACCGGAACTCAGTTTGAACCGTTTAATTTAGCTTACACAAATACTTATCTACTTAACAGCACAATGTTAGGAGGCCTTGCAACTTACGAATTGTTTGCAGGTTATCAAGAAATGGTAGGACGTATGTTTGGTAGTTATATTGAATTCCAATGGATACAGCATAGCCATATATTAAGAATATTACAAAGACCGTTTACTGAAGGCGAATCTATTATGCTTCGTTGCTATAATTATAAGCCTGATTATATTTTAATAAACGACCTTTATGCAGGACAGTGGATTAAAGATTATACACTGGCAAGTTGTAAAATAATGTTAGCACAAGCTCGTGAAAAGTTTGCACAGATTGCTGGCCCGCAAGGAGGCAGCAGCTTAAATGGATCAGCATTAAAAACAGAAGCTACCGCAGAAATAGAACGTTTAGAAAAAGAAATAGAAAATCTAGTGCCAGGTGGATCGCCGATGACATTTATTATTGGTTAAATACGCTATGAAAATTTACGAAATTATTGCAGAAGCTAAAGAAGCAAAATTAACTAAACGTCAATCGCAATCTTCTAAAGGTATACACACGTTTGGAGATGCTGAAAAAGCCAATAGCGATTATGTTCAGTTTCGTGTAGGCATGGCCGCAGCATCAACTGATGGAAAAACAATGCCTGATATCGATCCAAAAAGTTGGATCGGAAAAAAGAAAGCAGCATTTCCTTACACCAAAGAAGAAGCAGACATTCTTAAGATGGCCTACAAAGCTGCTGGTGCAAGCTACACAGATTTAAACCATGGCGATTTAGAAAGTAAAGAACTAGATTCTACATATAAAACTAGTCCAGTCTCTAAACAAAAACGAAACAAATACGGTGTATGAGATTTGAAGACTTATCAACAAAAGCAAACATTGGCTATCACAAACAATTAAATCCTGCTGCATGGGACGGAGATAGTTTGCACAGACAAGTAAGATTACGACTTTTAACTATTGCTAAAATATTTGTTAAGTATTTAGAAATTCCTAACTTTAAAGTTGAAGATGTTGTGCTAACTGGATCTATGTCTAATTACAACTGGACAAAATTCAGTGACTTTGATCTACACATTGTTACAGATTATGCTGCATTAGAATGTGATGATATTGCAGAAGCATTTTACAAAGCTAAAAAGCGCATATGGAATGATCAACACGACATAACAATCAACGGACATGAAGTTGAAATGTATGTTGAGGACAGTGCAAGCCCTCCTGTAAGCCAAGGCATTTTTAGTATATTGAACAACCAGTGGATTAGTAAACCAACATTTAATCCTCCTAAAATAAATGACGGAGCAATTACTGCCAAGGCCAGTGCCATAGCTCAACTTATAGACAAAAGTCTAGGTGGAGATCCAGATGACTTAGCAACTGTCAAAGACAAAATTTATAAAATGCGCCAAGCAGGTTTAGACTCCAACGGTGAATTTTCAACTGAAAACTTAGCTTTTAAAATTTTACGTAATCAGGGATATTTAGATAAACTTCAAAAAGCTCAAACTCAAGCACAAGATCGCCGATTGAGTATAAAATAACTTGACCTTGCATCTTTTTAGTATAAAATACTAATGTAGATTCTATTATGTGGGTTAAACTAGACAAAGCCAAAGAAAGATACGCATTTTGCAAAACATGCGAACATCTTACAGCGTTAAAAACCTGTAATATATGTAAGTGTCTAATGCCAGCTAAGGTAACAATAGCACAGACCCGATGCCCTAAAGGATTATGGGGCACTGAAAAATCTGCAGGATATACTAAAGACTATACTTTTAGAGACAAGGATTAATATGATTATTGGGTTTGTTGGTTTTATTGGCTCAGGCAAAGACACTGCCGCAGATTACTTGGTAAATTTTCATGGCTATCGACGAGACTCATTTGCTAATACACTAAAAGATGCAGTAGCCTGTGTTTTTGGATGGGATCGAGTTTTATTAGAAGGTCGTACAAAAGAAGCTAGAGAATGGCGTGAACAAGTAGACACCTGGTGGGCAGAACGACTAAACATGCCTAATTTAACTCCTAGACTAATGCTACAGTTATGGGGCACAGAAGTTTGCCGCAACGGATTTCATGACGATATCTGGATTGCTTCATTAGAAAATAAAATGCGTAAAACTACTGATAACATTGTTATTAGTGATGTACGTTTTCCTAACGAAATTAAAGCTATTCACAATGCAGGCGGTATTGTAGTGCGTATTAAACGAGGTGCTGACCCTGAATGGTATAATGCCGCAGTTAGTGCAAATGCAGGACCTAACGGTAATACTACATGGAGTATAAGTAAAAGTTACTTAGAAAAACTCAAGATTCATGCCAGTGAAACGGCATGGGTTGGCGGTGCTATTGATCACACAATTTATAATGACACTACCATTGATGATCTGTTTAATCAAATTAAAGATCTGGTTGAAGTCCGCCACGTTGCCATTTAAATCCTTCTTTAGCAAGTATACGCTGACAATTGGCACATACAGATTTTAAGTTTATGCTTTTAGTATTATTCATATTTCCATCCATATGAAACACATTAAACTGTTCTTTGTGCTTTGATTTAAACCCGCATTGATCGCACTGTAGTTTTATTCGGTACCCGTCTTGATACCATTTAGGTAATCCTTTACCAACTCCGCCAGCAAGACACGTTTCGCATTTCTTGCGATAATATGTTTTTCCATTCTTTTTATAATTGATAGCTGCGGGCCTAAATCCGCAAATACATAATGGTCTGGGCATATAACTATTTATAACTCCCCTTTACCTCCCCTTTTTCATGGGTTATAACGCTACCTTTTTACCAAAACACGCTAAATAATACTGAAGAACAAATTTCCTTAGGAGAAGCTAATATGGCATTAAGTTCACCAGGCGTAGAAGTCAAAGTAGTTGACGAGTCATTCTATACACCAGCAGCACCTGGTACAGTCCCTTTGATTGTAGTAGCCACTGCTGAAAACAAACTAAACGGCGCAGGCGATGGTATTGCAACAGGTACCCTCAAATCTAATGCTGGAAAAGTTTATCTAGTTACAAGTCAGAAAGATCTAGTAGATACTTTCGGAGACCCTGCATTTAAAACAGACAACAACAATAATCCTATCCATGTAGGAGAGCAAAACGAATACGGCTTACAGGCTGCTTACAGTGCATTAGGCGTTAGCAACAGAGCATTTATTGTTCGTGCTGATATCGATCTAAACATGTTAACAGCTAAAAGTGCTGCACCAGCAAATGAACCAGAAAATGGAACACACTGGCTAGATACACAAACATCTAGCTTTGGTATTTTTGAATGGAATGATGCAGCAGTAACAACTAGCGGCGGCCAAACATTTACCGTTAAAACACCAGTTGTAATTACCGATCCAGAACAAGTAGATGCTAATACAGGCGGTCCAAAGTCTAGCATAGGAAAAGTAGGAAGCTATTCTATAGTATGCGTTAGAGAAGCAGGATCAAATGATCCAGAATTGACACATCAGCACCCAATGACAGTTTGGTATCGTGCTACAACTGGATGGACACAAGTAGGTACATCTGGATGGACTGGTGTAGGTCCAGGCGCTAAAAAATTATTCATGGGTCCTCACACACAAGTTCCTGCATGGAAAAGAGCACCAACTGATGCTAGTATAGCACCAACAGGCAGTGTTTGGATTAAAACTACTGAGCCTAATTCAGGAGCACGTTGGAGAGTAAAACGTTACAGTTCTATAAGCAAGAGCTTTGAAAGCTTATCAGTTCCATTGTATAAAAATCACCTAGAAGCTATCTATAATTTAGATAGAGCTAATGGCGGAAATAAGATACCAGTAGGTCAAGTGTATGTAAAATACAATACATCCGAAGCAACTAATCAAGTTGGAGATTTCACTATCTACAGAAAAAGAGCAGCTTCTCCAACAACTATTAGAACAACTAAAGTTGAAGCTTCTACTTTTGTAGATCAAGATGATTACGATTTTACAATTTCTGAAAGCAAAGCAGGACAGTTAGCCTTAACTGCTGCTAAGACTATTACATTTACTGCTACAGGAACTGCTGACGACGCTACATTACTTGCTAACGAAATTAATAACGCAGGATTTATCAGCATTGAAGCAAGCGTTGATTCTCAAAATCGAGTTGTGATAACACACGAAACTGGAGGAGAAATGCATTTTAACAACGGAACTAATAGTCCTCTTGGAGATCTAGGTTTTGTTGCTTATAACATAGATAGTCCAACAACTACTATGCTTAACTTAGAAGAAGACCAAGACGGTGTTCATGATTTTGTTGCAACTCTATGGCAAGCTTTAGTTTACACAACTAGCGCAGATGCTCCTACTACATTAACAGCAGACGGAACATTATGGTATAGCAGTGTAGTAGACGAAGTTGATATTATGGTTCACGACGGATCCAATTGGGTTGGTTACAGAAATCAGTATTCTACTACAGATTCATTAGGACCATTTGTACGAGGAACTGCACCTACAGTTCAGCGTGATGGTGTTACACCTTTAGAAGATGGAGAACTATGGATCAGCACTGCTGATATGGAAAACTTCCCAACTATCTATAGATACAGCAAGCCTTTAGTCAAATGGATTTTAGTTGACAAGAGCGACCAAAGCACAGACGAAGGTGTTTTATTTGCAGATGCACGTTGGACCGGAGGCACAACAGGTGCAAGCGCAGGTTCAGATGCAGAATTAATTGAAAATTTACTAACAAGTGACTTTGTAGATCCAGATTGTCCGGATCCAGCATTGTATCCAAGGGGAATGTTGCTTTGGAATACACGTCGAAGCGGATTTAATGTCAAAGAATTTAAGAGAAATTACATTGACATAACAAAAGACAATCCAAGATTCGGTAATGATCCAGGCGAAAGCATGGCACTATACTATCCGCACCGTTGGGTCACAGTTAGTTCTAACCAAGATGATGGTTCTGGAAGTTTTGGTCCAAAAGCACAGCGTAAAGTTGTAGTCAAGGCTTTACAGGCATTGGTCAATGCTAACCAAGATATTCGTGATGACGAAAGCAGAATCTTTAACTTGATTGCTACTCCAGGATATCCTGAACTTATTGGCGAAATGATCAGCTTGAACTTTGATCGCGGATTAACAGCTTTTGTTATCGGTGATACTCCTCCAAAGTTAACACCAGATGCAACCAGTTTATTAGACTGGGGCAACAACGCTAACTTGGCACTAGAAGACAGTCAAGTTGGAGCAGTAAGCTTTGACGAATATATGGCTATGTTCTATCCATGGGGATTCACTAGCGACAACTTCGGTAATAACGTAGTTGTTCCTCCAAGCCACATGATTTTACGCACTATGATCTTAAATGACCAAGTTGCTTATCCATGGTTTGCACCAGCAGGTGTTCGTCGAGGCGGCATTACTAATGCAACCGCAGTTGGTTATGTTGACGCTGAAGGCGAATTTAACAGTGTTGCACTAAACACAGGTCAACGTGATACATTGTATGATGTAAAAGTTAACCCTATTACATTCATCACAGGAACAGGTCTTGTTAACTATGGTCAAAAGACTCGTGCTAAGGCTGCAAGTGCATTAGATCGTATTAATGTTGCTCGTTTAGTAATCTACTTACGTAGACAACTAAGCATCCTAGCTAAGCCGTACATTTTTGAACCAAACGACAAGCAAACTCGAGATGAGATCAAGGGTGCCGTTGAAAGTTTACTATTAGAACTAGTAGGACAACGTGCTCTATATGACTTCTTAGTAGTATGTGACGAAAGTAACAACACTCCAAGTAGAATTGATCGTAACGAACTATGGATTGACATTGCTATTGAACCAGTTAAAGCAATCGAATTCATTTACATTCCGTTGCGTTTGAAGAACACTGGCGAGATTAGCGGTCTATAATATAAAGGAAGAATAAAATGGCTATTTCATCATTATCAAAATTTACAGTACCGTTAGCTAGTGACCAAAGCTCTTCATCACAGGGCTTGTTGATGCCTAAACTAAAGTATCGCTTCCGCGTTACTTTAGATGGCTTTGGTGCTAACAGTGAAGCAACAACTGAGTTAACAAAGCAAGTTATGGATGTAACTCGTCCAACTATTGCGTTTGACCCAATTACAATTGACGTTTATAACAGTCGTATTAACCTAGCAGGCAAGCATACATGGACACCATTGACTCTAAACGTTCGTGACGATGTCAACGGTAATGTATCTAAGCTAGTTGGTCTACAACTACAAAAGCAATTCGACTTCTTCGAGCAAGCAAGTGCTGCTTCTGGTATCGATTACAAGTTCTTAACACGTATCGAAATCTTAGACGGCGGAAACGGAAGTTTTGCTCCAGCAGTGCTAGAAACTTGGGAGGTTTATGGTTGCTACCTAGAAAACGTAAACTATAACAACTTAGCATACAACGCTAACGAACATGCAAGCGTAACGTTATCTATCAAATACGATAACGCACTACAAAAGAGTGACGGTTCAGGAGTTGGAACTAATGTAGGACGTGGTCAAAATACCATGACTACTGGCGCTGGTAATTTAGGCGCTTAATAAAAAGGACCGAAAGGTCCTTTTTTGTGACTTTAGATTAACTGCGTATATTATAGGTTCGATAAATACGTTATGACTACTTATGCCTCAGCTACTAACAAATCTAATGCGAATCTAGCAGACTTTGCTCACGCTGGTAAAATATTTACAGCGGGCAACATGCAAATGTCGCCAAAGACAAAGTTTCTATATCATGTAGTTTTTAAAATGAATCCGTTTGTCCTACAAGGACGGGACGTAGATAAAAATAATGTAAGTGTGCTGGTCAAAGCAGCTGAGTTACCTAAAATAAGTGTACAAACTGAAACACTTAATCAATACAACAGAAAAAAACACACACAAGTTAAAGTTGATTATTTGCCAGTAGTATTAAGGTTTCACGATGACAGTTCTCACATTGTTTCAGAAATGTGGAGAACTTATTTTAGTTACTATTTTTCTGATAGCAATACAGCTAAAATTCCAGGTGCATATATTCGAAATGCAATGGACAACTTAAATCCTAACATTGTTTTACCCGGTATAGCTAGATTTGGTTACGACACTGGTAGCTATGCAAAATTTTTTAACTCTATAGTAATCTATCAAATGTCTAGGGGAAATTGGTATAGTTACGAATTAGTTAATCCTATCATTAGTCAATGGACACATGATTCATTAGATTCTAGTAGTAGTTCGCCTGCTGAACAGTCAATGACCTTGATGTACGAAGCTATTAGCTATGACAGCGGTAGTGGTAATCCTCCAGGCTTTGGAAATGCAGCAAGATATGATGTTGTAAAAAGTCCAGCTGCTACAAACGGAAAAACAGGAAATGCAGAAGTGTTACTTGATAGAGCACAAACTGCAACAGTAGTAGGACAGAGTAATGCTAATACAACAAGTTCTACATCACAAAATATTGCTTATACAACTAACAACCCAGTTAGTGCTACATCAACTGTACCTAGTATAACTTCTACTATATCAAACAGTGTAGCAGCAACAACAGCAACACAGAATATTAGCGGTATTAAAGATATTAATTTTCCTATTAACCAAGTAACACCAACTATTGTAGCATCTCAGGTATCATTATGATTTCAAATTTAAACAATGTAGAAAACATTGATAGTAGCACTGAAGTTAGAAACTTCTTTGACAAATACTATCAAAAAGAAGTAACTTTTCCCGCTGTACAAATAGATGCAGTTGTTGGATTTTTTTTAAAAAGAGACTTTGACGAAGAATCTTCTAGGAATCTTGCTATTGTTCTATTAAATCAAGCAAGAGCAGACAACGTAAATGTATTTCAACTAATTGATACTCTTAAAAATTTATCTGATGTACAGTTGAGTAACGTAGTAACTGAAATAATTAATGTTTATAGAGAAAAAACTAGCGCATTAGGCTACAAGATAGCAAATGAGTCGTTGACTCTCGAAAGTCGCAATATTAAACCATGAGTCGCTTTGCCCAGGGAAAGTACACAATAAAAAACCCGGAAAAATATGTAGGAAACAAACAGCCTACATACAGAAGCTCTTGGGAATTTACTTTCATGCGTACATGTGACACACATCCTAGCATACAAAAATGGGCTAGTGAAGCAATAAGTATTCCTTATCGTTGTCCTATTACTGGAAAACAAACTATTTACGTTCCTGATTTTTTTGTACAGTACATTGACAAAGCAGGTAAAATGTTTGTTGAACTTATTGAAGTAAAACCTTTAAATCAAACACTACATGAAAAAGTAGGAAAGAATAAACATAATCAAATACAGTATGCTAAAAATGTAGCCAAATGGCGTGCAGCACAAGCATGGTGTAAATCTCAAGGTATTAAATTTCGAGTAGTTAACGAAACTGATCTATTCCATACAGGAAAGAGATAAGTAAAAATATGACTAAACGATTAGAAGAAATACTAAATTTACCTGAAAACAAAAAGATGGTAAAGCAAGCAGAAGCTAAGGCTGAAAAGCATGATGTAACATCTACGCCTCCTTTACTTAGAGATATGGCTGAGTTTGATAAAATTTCAGCAGCACTGCCCCAAGTTAAAGGTCTAGGAGACCTAAGCGATAACGAATTTGATGCACTAGCTCAACGTGCTACTGATGCTTATGACGACTTAATGGATTTAGGTATGAACGTTGACAGCAGATATAGTGGTCGTATTTTTGAAGTTGCAGGCGGTATGCTTAAAAATGCTATTGATGCTAAAGCAGCAAAGATTGATAAAAAATTAAAGATGATTGAACTACAGCTTAAGAAACAAGCGTTAGATCAAAAAGGTAATAACGCAGACGAAAGCATTACTGTGCAAGGTGAAGGTGTTATTGTAACAGATCGTAATAGTTTAATTGAAAAACTTAAAAATATGAATAAATAAGGTATCAGGATTATAAAATGAAATCATTTATCGATTACCTATCAGAAAGCGTAGAAGAAAAAAAGTACGCTTTTAAAATTAAAGTTGCAGGCGACTTGCCTGACAATTGTGAAGACTGCATGGAAACTGCCTTGCAACAATATAAAGTTTCTCGCTTTACTAAAGGCAAGAGTAGTCCAATACAAGCTAACTTGTTAGACTTTCCTAATGTTAAAAATGCAGCGATGACAGTATTTGAAGCAGAAGTTGATTACCCAGCAACTAGCACAGTTATTGCAGAGTTACTGGCAAATGCTACGGGCATTAACAGAGATTCTATTTGTGTTCGCACTCCATTAGAAGAAGCTAACTGGGCTATTGAAAATGAAAATGCTAATCAAGAAGATAAGAAAAAACAATCCTTATTAACACAAGATTACGGTAAAGAAAACAATCAAGGGCTAATGGGCGACAAGCAAGTTTCTAACTTCTTAAAAACATTAAGCAAAGTAAAAAAAGAATCAGAACAAGTTAAAGGTGTTAACGATGCTTTACTTGCTAAAAAATTACACAAAGAAAAAGCCGATACAATGCCAGCAGCAGGTCCTGCTAGAAGCCTATTCGGTGGAAAGACAAAGGACTAAGTATGAACTTCAATGAACTAATGCAAAGAATGAGAGATCTAGACACACCAACTGAGTCTAGTGTAGCTGAAGAATTAACAGCTGAATGCGGTATGCCTGGTATGGAAAACATGCCTGGAGGCATGATGGGTGCTCCTAAGCAACAAGACAGCGTTACAATGAACGTCAGCATGAACGGCAGTGGCGCAGGCGGCATCAGAGACTTAATGGCCATTTTGAAAAATATCGACGATGTTGCTGACAATGATCCTGATATTGACCTAGGCGAGCCTGAAGAATTCGGCGACAACGATATGGATGTAATTGTTAAAAAACAGCCTGGCATGGACATGATGTCTATTGATGACGACTATGAAAATGAACCAGACGAAATGTACAGCAATCAAGATGCAGTAACAGGCACAGGTGATGACTTGCACAGTAAAGGTGCAGAAGCTCCTAAAGTCAATGGCGGTGGCAATCCTATGAAAGTTACTTCAGGAGAAACTTTTAAACTACCATCAGGTAATCTAAAGATTAGACTCGAATCTTTATACCAAGAAATTAAAAATCGTTAAATAGAATACCAGTGCAGTTAGGGAGATTAAGCCCTATCCAAATAGCCTCTTCGGAGGCTATTTTTTTCGGTAAATAATTACATGGCAAATAAATCCTTAGACGGCGTACTAACTAAAAAAGCTCACAGTAAAGAAACATTTACTGAAAAGCATATTGAAGATTTAGTCGCTTGTTCAGATAACCAAGTTGGCTATCATTATTTCTGTGAAAACTTTTTTTACATTCAACATCCTGTGAGAGGTAAGATGTTGTTTAAACCTTTTGATTATCAAAAGAGATTATTAGACGCATATCACGGTCATAGATTTAATGTTAATATGTTACCTCGACAGATGGGGAAAACTACTTGTGCAGCAGGTTACTTGCTCTGGTACGCAATGTTTCATCCTGATCAAACTGTACTTATTTCAGCACACAAATATACAGGTTCGCAAGAAATTATGCAACGTATTCGTTATGCATACGAACTATGCCCTGAGCATATAAGAGCAGGGGTTATTAATTACAACAAAGGGAGTATTGAATTTGATAACGGATCACGAATTGTCTCTACAACTACTACTGGCAATACAGGCCGCGGTATGTCTATCTCCTTACTATACTGTGATGAGTTTGCATTTGTTCCCCCCAATATCGCTGATGAATTCTGGACTTCCATATCACCTACACTAGCAACTGGTGGTAAAGCAATTATTACTTCAACTCCTAACAGTGATGAAGATACATTTGCTACTATATGGAAAGAAGCCAATAAGAAATTTGACGAGCACGGTAACGAAACAGAAGTAGGCATTAATGGATTTAAAGCATTTACATGTAAATGGAATGAGCATCCTGATCGAGACGAAAAATGGGCGTCACTAGAACGAGGACGTATTGGAGAAGAACGATTCCGCCGAGAATACAATTGTGAGTTCTTGATTTACGACGAGACATTGGTCAACAGTATTAAACTAAGTGAAATGACTGGTAGAGAGCCTTTGTTTAAAGCAGGGCAAGTACGGTGGTATAAGCGTCCTACAGCTGATAACTTATACATTGTAAGTTTAGATCCTAGCCTAGGCACAGGCGGCAATAACTCGGCTATTGAAGTTTTAGAGTTACCTACATTTAAGCAAGTAGCAGAATGGCAACATAACCTAACACCTATTCAAGGACAGATTAGAATACTTAAAGAAGTGGTTAGAAGCTTATTAGATGAAATAGGCGAAGATAATGGAAATAACGTCTACTGGTCAATAGAAAACAATACAGTAGGTGAAGCAGGACTTGTATGTATTAGAGACATAGGCGAGGAAAACTTTGGCGGAATGTTCTTAAGCGAGCCTGTACGTAAAGGACATGTACGCAAGTTCCGCAAAGGATTTAACACTACTCACGGTGCCAAAATTTCAGCAGCAGCACGTTTAAAATACCTAATAGAGTCAGGTAAAATGGATATCGCAAGCAAACCTTTAATTTCAGAACTAAAGAACTTTATTGCTTCAGGTGTAACATTTAAAGCTAAATTAGAAGAGCAAGATGACTTAGTAAGTGCTATGTTGTTAGCAGTTAGGATGAGTTCAGTATTAGCAGATTGGGATCCGCGAGTATTTGACAGCATTACTACAGGTACTCCTAACGAAGACGAAGATTGGGAAATGCCAATGCCGATCTTTGTTTCATCAAATATCTGATAAATATCAATATGAATAAAAATCTCAGTGTCATTGCTAGCGAACTGTTTGATAAGATTAGGACCCAGTTTCCTAACCTTAAACTCGGTGACGAAAATAGCGAAACAACCAGCGAACCCGAAGATGCAAGATTCTTTGAGTTTGACTACAAGCATAAAGGCCAAATGTTAGGAAGAATGAGTGTTAGTTTATCTGAAGATGATGGACTAGTGGTCATTTATTCAAATGATGTTGTAGGAGACAAAACTGACTTTGTTAAAAATCAGTTCTTTGGATTCTTAAAAGAATTGCGAGAGTTTGCTAAACAACACCTTTTAACATTTGACACACGAGACATCGCAAAAAGCAATCTAGAAAAAAGAGATTACAAACATCTATCAAAAACAAACTTCGGAGAATCAAAAATGAGCGAAAGCAAACTATTTGGAACTAGCATGACTAGTTACCAAAATTTGGGAACCTCTAAACTAATCGTTAAACATAGTGCCCCAGTTAACGTGGAAAACCCAGCAGGCCGTGCTCAACGCATTGAAAGCATTTACGTTGAAAACTTAGACGGGGAACGTTTTAAGTATCCGTTTAGACATCTTAACGGTGCTAGAGCTCTTGCACAACACGTAGGTCATGGCGGTACTCCTTATGATTCTATCGGAAAATATGTTATTGGCTTAAGTGAAGAACTTGGCAAACTACGCATGTTCAAACACTATGTTGAAAGAAACGATACTATCAGCGAAGCAATGGGCAATGTAAATAGCAAAGTAATGGAACGTATTGATTCAATCAAAAAAGAAATTCACAGTTTACAAAGTTCCAATAACTACAAAACTTTTGCAGAATCTTTTACTGAACACGAGTCTGTTGATATTCCAGAGAATATCATGAATGATTGGATTGATCGTTTAACAGTTCGTACATTTAACGAAGAACTAAAAAATGTATTCCCGTATATTTTTAAATTAGTAGATGAAACTGATATTCCAGTTAAAGAATTAGGTATTGACGATTTGATTGAAACCTCTGAAGAAATAGAAGAAACTGCAACTAAAGAAATACCAGAAGTTGAAGCGTATGAATCTTTCTTAAATTCAATTGTCGAAAGCAATGACCTGTTCGGAGACGAGAATCAAGATTTAATTGCTCAATTAAATGAATTGATTGCAGAAGCTATTCCTGTTGGTGTCGATGGTACTAATGCAACCGAAAGTTTGCAGGGTATTATTGATGATGAAGAACTTTTTGAAGTGTTCAAAGAATTGGGAGAAATTTCTCCAGAGAGTGACGTTAGGGATATTCTTAAAGATTACATCACTATTAAAGATCAAGAAAATGGAACAGATGTACTTAGTCAATTAAATTTTGACGCAGAGCCTATGCCAGAACCTGAAGCAGCCGCAGAGCCTATGCCAGCTGATGCTGCCGCAGCACCTGCACCTGCACCTGCACCTGCACCAGAGCCGGCTGCACCTGCTGCACCTGCGCCAGTTATGGCAGACATCTGGGGTGAAAGTAAAGAAGATCCTCCATTTGATCCAGATGAAAAGCCTAGTAAAGATGTAACTCCTGGTAAGAGCGGACAAGGTCACAGCAAAGCAAAACACTTGGCAAAAAAGGGTATGCAAGCTGCAATCGAGAAAGCTAAGAAGGCAGGTGCTACAGCAGAAACTGTAATTCGAATTGCTGGAAAAGAAATGACACTAGGTGAAGCTGTAGTTAAAGCTGGAATGACAGTAGAAGATGTATTTGGCAATAAATCAGAAGAGCTAGTAGAGTTTATCAAATCAATGTACAATACCGAAGAAGGAAGTTTTCCTAAAGGCGAAACTGGTGTATTGATTGCATGTGAAAAGAAGTTTGGTGATAACTCTGTTTCAATGGCTAAAAAAGTTATTGAAAGACTACATCAAGTAAATGAAATGTCACGTATGAAAAAACTTGCTGGTTTGAAAGAAGGCCCTGGCGGTGCAAATGATCCTGGCTTTGTTCGACGAGTACAAGATCAGCATTCTGCTATGGTTGAAAAGAATCCGCGTTATGCAAATGAACATGCAGGCTTAAAAATAGCTATAGTGAGAGGTATGATCGGTAATGCTGCTGAACATAATAAGCAGTGGGCCATAAAAACAGCTCAACTATTAAAAAAACATGGAGTTACTGTTGAATCCATTGGATTGACAAAATAAAATCACATTTTAGGCAAGATTGCTCTTGCAAAGATAAATAAAAGTGCGTACAATAACATGTATGCACTTTTTTACTTTACGATGGTGTAAAGTAGATACAGGCAAACTTAAATTAAAACATAGGCTATTACAGGAGAAAAACTATGGCATCACTAGCAGAAATCAGAGCAAAGCTCAAAGAACAAGAATCACGTGGTTCTGACAACAACACCCGTAGCGGTGGCGATAATTCAATTTACCCCTTTTGGAACCTTAAAGAAGGTCAAGAGAGCGTAGTCCGATTCCTTCCAGACGCAAATCCAGACAACACATTCTTCTGGGTTGAACGTGCAATGATCAAATTGCCGTTTAATGGCATTAAAGGCGAAACCGATAACAAACAAGTTCAAGTGCAAGTTCCTTGCGTTGAAATGTATAACGACGGTAGCGTCTGCCCAATCCTAAGCGAAGTACGTGGTTGGTTTAAAGACAAGAGTCTTGAGGACATGGGTCGTAAGTATTGGAAGAAGCGTAGCTACATTTTCCAAGGATACGTTGTTGAAGACGGTCTTAAAGAAGAACAAAAGCCAGAAAATGCAATCCGTAGATTTATCATCGGACCTCAGATCTTTCAATTGATCCGTGGTGCATTGCTTGATCCAGAAATGGACAATCTGCCAACTGACACACTTCACGGTGTTGACTTCAAGATGATTAAAACATCTAAAGGCGGATATGCTGACTACTCTACAAGCTCTTGGAAGCGTCGTGAACGCCCACTAAGTGAAGATGAGCAGTCTAATCTTAAGACACATGGTCTTTACAATTTGTCAGACTTCTTGCCAAAGAAGCCTTCTGAAGTTGAATTGAGAATCATGAAAGAAATGTTTGAAGCATCAGTCGACGGCGAACCATATGACATGGAACGTTGGGGTCAATACTTCAAACCAGCTGGCATGGGTCAAGCTACAGGCGATCCACATAAAGCAACTGCTCCTCGTGCAGTAGCCGCACCAAAAGCAGCGCCAGTTGAAGACGCAGCTCCTTGGGAAGATGATGTTGCAACAGCAGAAGCAGCAATGGCGAAGCCAGCTGTAACAGCAGCCCCAGCATCAGGCGGTCGTGCAGAAGACATTCTTGCAATGATCCGCAATCGCAAGACACAATAATAAACACGGCTCGGGCCACTAAGACATAGATCTTATGCCCGAGTTCTCTTCACCTAAGGAAAAAATATGGCTACAAAGGCATTCGATTTATCAAAATTTCGTAAAACCCTAACTAAAAGCATTGACGGGTTAGGTGTTGGCTTTAATGACCCAACTGATTGGGTTTCAACTGGCAACTATGCTTTAAATTATTTAATTAGCAGTGATTTTAACAAAGGCGTTCCGCTTGGTAAAGTTACTGTTCTTGCAGGAGAATCTGGTGCAGGCAAAAGTTATATCTGTTCAGGTAACTTAATTCGCCATGCACAAGAGCAAGGCATTTATGTTGTGCTAATTGACAGTGAAAACGCACTTGACGAACAATGGTTAAAAGATCTTGGTGTTGATACAGCAGAAGATAAACTATTGAAGTTGAACATGGCTATGATCGATGACGTGGCAAAAACTATCAGTGAGTTTATGAAAGAATACAAAGTAATGGACGAAGCAACTCGTCCTAAAGTTCTTTTTGTAATTGACTCGTTAGGTATGTTGTTGACTCCGACTGACGTTAATCAGTTCGAAGCAGGCGAGATGAAAGGTGACATGGGCCGTAAGCCTAAAGCACTTACATCACTTGTTCGTAACTGTGTAAACATGTTTGGTAGTTACAATGTCGGATTAGTTTGTACTAATCACACCTATGCATCACAGGATATGTTTGATCCAGATGACAAGATTTCAGGCGGACAAGGTTTCATTTATGCGTCTAGTATTGTTATTGCTATGCGTAAATTGAAATTGAAAACCGACGCAGATGGCAACAAGACTACAACTGTAAATGGTATTCGTGCCGCATGTAAGATCATGAAGACACGTTATGCTAAACCTTTTGAATCAGTTCAAGTTGAAATTCCTTATGCTACAGGTATGAGTCCGTACAGCGGATTAGTTGACCTGTGTGAAGCAAAAGGTATCCTCACAAAAGATGGCAACAGACTTAAATACGTTTCTAAGGATGGTACAGAGTTAAAGATGTATCGCAAGGAATGGGATCGCAATGAAGAAGGCGGATTGGACAAAATCATGCTTGAATTCGACGACTCGGCCGTAGTACAATCTAATGTAGATCCTGAAACCGGAGAAATTGTAAATCATGAATGAGAATCAAATCGCAGATATCTGGCTGTTATTTAAAGAATACGCAGATAAAAAAACACTAGAATCACTTGCTGAACGATATGTTGACTTGTTGGCAGATCATGGCATTAGTGATAAAACATTAAAGGATTCAATCGGATATGATGAATCACTAGATGATGCAATCGAATATTATCTAGGACAAGATAGTCTAGATGATGAAGAAGCAGAAGCAGAAGACAATTGGGACTTTGATGAGGACGAAGACTAATGTCTTGGTACACAAAAGTATCTAAGGATATCTCTAATATTCCAGACGCCGTTGCATACTTCGAAGCCGAATTACAGGCAGCAAGAAGTGATACTCGTATAACGGGAAATATAGAAAAGGCAGCTGCCGGTATGCCCGGTGTTGTGGAACAAAGATTTAGTCAGCTTCAAGAAATTGAAGCAATTTTAGAATACTTGAATATTGAACTGCGAAGGCTTCGCAGTTCTTTGTTTCGTAAATATCTTGAGACTTATCAACGTGCATTGACATCCCGAGATGTGGAAAAGTATGTAGATGGTGAAGCAGATGTCATCGATATGGAGAAAATTATAAATGAATTTGCTCTACTTCGTAATAAATGGCTAGGTATAACCAAGGGTCTTGATATTAAACAATGGCAACTGTCTAACATTATTAAATTGCGAGTTGCTGGTATGGAAGATGCAAGTTTATGAAGATAGTATTAGTCACCGGAGGGTTTGATCCCATACATTCTGGCCATATTGCATATTTTGAATCAGCAAAAAAGTTAGGTGACAAACTAATTGTAGGCCTTAACTCAGACTCATGGCTTGCCCGTAAAAAAGGCAGGCCTTTTTTGCCTATTTGGGAACGTGATGCAATTATTAGAAATTTAAAAATGGTCGACATGACCGTAATGGTAGCTGATGACCCAGATAACGGCTGCGGAACATTTATCAAAGAAACTTTAGAGTTATTTCCTAACGATGAGATTATTTTTGCCAACGGCGGAGATAGAACTGAAGGAAATATTCCAGAAATGCAGGTACAAGATCCTCGTTTAAGTTTTGCGTTTGGCGTAGGCGGCGAAGATAAGAAAAATTCAAGCAGTTGGATCTTAAAAGAATGGCAAGCCCCGACTACAATTCGACCTTGGGGCTACTATAAGACGTTACATGACCTAAAAGGATGTAAAGTTAAGGAATTAGTAATAGAACCTGGAAAAAGCTTGAGTATGCAACGCCATTTTAACCGAGCTGAACATTGGTATGTGTTAAAAGGCAACTGTCAAGTAGAAATATTAAGACATGACGAATCTATCATTGATACTATTAAACAAAATCATAGCTACGTTATAGGACAGTCAGTATGGCATCGAGGATTTAACCATTTTTCTGAACCTTGTCACATTTTAGAAGTTCAACATGGCGAAATATGTGTTGAAGAAGACATTGAAAGAATGTAAAATAGCACAATGTCTACAGTTGATTCACTATTACCCCTTATCGCCGCTAATATTAAGACAGTACAGCAAGCTATACCGAACAAAGACAAACGTATTTTGTTAAGTTTGGAAAAACAGCTGACTTTCGGAGTTTTCTTGACGGAAAATCAAGGAAATCTTTTGATAAAAATCATAAAAGAAAATATAGCACCAATGACTTCCATCATCCCAGACGTGCAAAATGTCATAGAAGAAAAAATGTGGTCGAAGTCTTTTAGAGAAATCAAAAAAATCAAAAAAATATACATCCCAGCCGAATCTGCTGACTCTTTTGTGGTTGAATTTAGTTATAACACAAAATTTCGAGAAAAAATTTCAGCACTTAACATCTTGTTAAAAGGTAACATTGTTACTTCAGGGTCAAAATATATAATTAACCTTACTGAAGAAAATTTAACGTTAGTAGTCGATGCCTTTAAGAATGACAATTTCGAAATAGACGAAAAAATCACCAATTTTTTCCAAGAAATTCAAGAAATACAAAAAAACACAAAAGACCCATTTGACATTTTTGATTTAAAAAATGAAAAAACAAAAAATGCAGTAAAATCTAGTTTAGGGGAAGATTACTTAACAAACTTGCAATTATTGCAAGACCGAAAAATTCGGTATCAGTACAAAAATACCCAAAAAATCCAAGAAAATTCCCTAGAAAACAAAATTGCAAATAGAGAGTCTAGAAAAATTTTTGTAGGTGCTGACATTGGATTTACTGAACTAATGTCTTCTCTTAAAAATTTAAAAAGATTTCCAGTGATGCTAATTTTTGATGGTCATCAATCTTTAAAAGATAAAAAAAATCTAAAATTTGTTGAAAATGCAGTTAAAGAACTTAACCTAGGCGACGACATTGGTATTTACTTTAGATACAATAAAGAAAGTGATTCAGAAAAATTCAATCAAGAAATAAATGCACTAGCTTACAATAAAGACTTGACAGGAACAACTACTGTGGTAGGTATTAGTAACAATAAAATACCAAAATTTATGATAAAATCACAATGGAAACCGCAAACAGTAATTAGTTTCACTTCAAGTTTTAAATCAAACAAAAGTTATGTATATTGCTCTGATGTTGATTTGATAGTATACTACGGAGTTACTCAACCCTTAGATAAGGAAGTCCATGCAATCGTGTAAGTTAATTATTAGAGATGAAGTAAACATTAAAATTGAAGGCCTTCCTGTAGAAATTCGTAGGAAGTTAGCTAACGAGTTCAAATATGAAGTTGGCTATGCAAAGTATCATCCTGCATATAGATTAGGTAGATGGGACGGCACTGTCAGTTTATTTGGATTAGGCGGAAACGGTTACCTAAGTCAGTTACCTCGTATACTGGAAATTCTAGAAAATAGCAATGTTGACATTGAAGAAATAGAAGATAATCGGCATCCTGTAAAAATTCAATTTCCTAAAATTGAAGTTGATTTTTGGGGAGATAAATGTTGGCCTAGCGGACATAGATTTGCAGGTCAACCAATTAGACTGCGAGAAGACCAAGTAGCAGTAATAAACACATTCTTAGAAAATCCGCAATGTATTCAAGAAATTGCCACTGGTTTTGGTAAAACTATTACCACTGCTACATTGGCAAAACTATGCGAGCCTTACGGAAGAACCATCACTATTGTTCCAAATAAAAGTCTTGTTGAACAAACAGAAGAAGACTTTATCAACGTAGGACTTGATGTCGGAGTTTATTATGGTGACCGAAAAGATCTTAACAAAACTCATACAATTTGCACTTGGCAAAGCTTAAACATACTTGACAAGAAAAGTAAAAATCATCAACAAGATATTTTAAGTTTAGCAGAATTCTTAGAAGATGTAAGAACTGTAATGGTAGATGAAGTACACATGGCCAAGGCTGATGTGCTTAAAAACTTACTTACACAGAACGTACATAATTCTTGTATTCGATGGGGATTAACTGGCACTGTGCCTAAAGACCCTGCAGAATTTGAAAGTATTTTTGCCAGCATAGGACCAGTGCTAGGCAGCGTCAAGGCACATGAACTACAAGAAGCAGGAGTGCTTGCTAGCTGTCACGTTAATGTTTTACAGTTAGTAGATATACCTGAATTTAAAAGCTATGCAGACGAAAACAAATATCTAGTTACAGACGAAGACCGTATGAGATATCTAAGTAACTTAGTCAAAACTATTTCACAAACAGGAAACACATTAGTTCTTGTTAATAGAATTGACTCAGGTAAATTTTTTGTTAATGAATTGCCTGACAGTGTTTTTATATCTGGTGAAGTTAAGACAAAAGACCGCAAGGAAGAATATGACGAAGTTAGAACAAGTACGAACAAAATTATTATCGCGACCTATGGTGTCGCGGCTGTTGGTATTAATATTCCTAGGATCTTTAACTTGGTTCTGTTGGAACCTGGCAAGTCGTTTGTTAGAGTTATCCAAAGCATTGGCCGCGGCATAAGAAAGGCAGACGATAAAGATTTCGTGCAAGTATGGGATATCACATCAACTTGCAAGTATGCAAAAAGACATTTGACAGAACGTAAAAAATTCTATAAAGATGCAAAGTATCCGTTTACTCTTGAAAAGATTAAATGGTAAAAAGGTTGACACTTCCTTAAAAGTGTTGTATTATAACAACTATGCAAATATTAACCCTAGACAACATACCCTTTGATTTAAATAATTTACCCGAAGAGGTAGATGACAGTATGAGATTCGCTGTATTAGACAACAGCAACCCTCAAGAACCTGACTTTTTCTTTCAGCCTTTAATTTTTCTTGAAAGCTTTAATAGCCCAGCAATGGTATTAAAAATAGGAGATCAAGAAATTGCTATGCCGTTAGATTGGAGCATTGCCATCGGAGACAATCAAAGCAACTGTGATATTGAAATACTTCCGTTGACCAGTTTAAATGATAGAGGATTCGATGCATTTTGTTTTAATCCATTAAGCAGTTTTAGATTAGAATTTAAGAAAATTGAAATTGTTAATTTTTATAACGATGTCAAATGGTACTTTCCTAAAATGAAAAACGGACAATTACTCGCAGTGCCATTAGGAACTGAACCTAAAGCATTGTGTTGTTATTTTGTCAAAGAAATTTCACGTCAGCAAGAAGTCATTCAATTAGATAAATTATTATAATGGGATCATTAAAACCTGGAGCTACTTACATATACGAACGTGCCGATGGTGTGACGTATGCTAGAGAGTTTGGCAAAACTGATCGGCACCCAGTTGGCTGGGAGTTTGACCCTCGCACAAGCGATGGACGCCCGTTACATGATCATCTAATGGACAGTAAGCTATGGGGTGAAATTCACCGTGCTGCTCCTACCAATCCTGCTTTACAAAAGGCATTAGATCGTGCTATAATGATATACAGACTATCAAAGGATAATCCAGAATGAGTACAGAAGAAGATCGATTCAAGCATTCAAAGCGTTTGCTCAAAGACGAAAATGCTGTAAAGAAACAAAGCAAGATTGCTAAAGCTCACGGCTTTCCAACTGGTCCAGAACACAGATTAGCCAAAGTACATGCAACTACTTGCGGCGACTCTAACTGTGTTATGTGCGGCAACCCACGTAAGTTTTTTGGCGAAGAAACAGTGCAAGAACAAAGACTGTTTCAAGATGTAGAGGCACATAGAGACAAACGTAGTAACGGTATATTACCACCAACAGAGATCGAAGATGAGCGAGAAGATTGAATTAAAAGACAAATTGGCAGCAGTTGATCTAGGAGCAAAAAGTCTCTGGAATGAGTTAGATGCTGATCAACAAAAGTCTCTAAAGAGTGAACTGTTCATTCTTAATCGCTATGTTAGTAATGCGGCTAATCAAAAAAGAGAAGTTCAAGAACACTTTGTTTTAGCTGTGAACGAGTACTTTAACAAACACTGGAACACACTGCAAAAACATCCTAAGCTGTTATGGCAACTACTGTGTATGTGTAGTCATGACAGTAAGAAAATCTTCTTTCATCAATGGATAGGTTTCAAACAAAAGAAAGGCGATACCAAACGCCTAAAGTTTTTGTTAGCAGTTTATCCTAATAGAAAACAAGATGAACTTGAGATGCTGAGCCAGATAATGACTCTTAAAGAACTCAAGTCGTTAGCCGAACAACATGGATATTCTGATAAAGAAATTGACAAGTTATTTTAAATGTTACAATTAAAAGTGAATAAAACTAAGCCGTATATCTGTCAATATTGTGGACACGGGTACACAAAAGAAAGTACCTTAGTTACTCACGTGTGCGAACAAAAGCGTAGACATTTACAAAAAGACGACAAGGCAGTGCGTATAGGATATGATGCCTTTAACCGATTCTTTAAGATGAGTCAACAGTCAAAGGGTGATAAGACGTATGCAGAGTTTGCTAAAAGTCCCTACTATAACGCCTTTGTTAAGTTTGGCAGTTATGTAAGTAATGTAAATCCTTTATATCCAGATCACTATATTGACTGGGTAATTCGAAGTGGTGTCAAATTAGATCATTGGTGCAGAGATGCCCTGTATGAAAAATATGCATTAGAATTAATTCACACAGAACCTGCCGATGTTGCACTAGATAGAAGTATTAAACATATGGTTGCATGGTCTAAAGAACAAGCTGTTGAAACTATATGGAGTGAATACTTTTTAAAAGTAAGCACAAGCAGAGCAATGTTTGATATTAAAGACGGAAAAATTAGTCCATGGCTATTATTAAATTGTAAGTCTGGAAGAATCCTGTTAGACAATATGGATGATACACAACTTAATGCTATTGCAAGTGCAATCAATCCGGAAGTATGGATTAAAAAGTTTAAGAAAAATAAAGAAGATATTTCACTAATAAAATTCATTGTTGCAGAAATAGGGTTATAATGGATATTGATATCGACTTTCCAGACAGAACACATGTGCTTGGTATTATTAAGCACATAAAAGCCAGTAGGATTGAAGAAGACAAGTTTATTTCTCATAATACAGGAATTTACTTGCAAAGTATTCCTTACGATCCTATTAATAACCTTGCTGGTATAGAATATAAAGAAGCCGAAAAAAGAGGCTATTTTAAAATTGATTTCTTAAATGTTAACATTTATAAAGATATTAGAAATGAAGAACATTTACAATATCTTATGAATCAGGAGCCGTTATGGGATCTACTTTTAGACGACAATTTCAACAGCTTGCTCTTTCACGTCAACGGACATGGTTCTATTCTCAGAGAAATGAAACCTCAGAGTGTAGAACAGTTGGCGGCAGTACTAGCTATGATAAGACCCGCGAAACGTTATCTGATTGGGAAAGATTGGACTACGGTGATGACGGAGATATGGACAAAGCCCGAGGACGGTGAGTACTACTTTAAGAAGGCTCATGCAGTAGCCTATGCAATGGCAGTAGTAGTACAGATAAATTTAATTTGTGAACAGATTAGCGTGGGGGGCGCCTAACTAACTGTACACTCTTACGTTTAATACGTTTGAGAGTAAGATTCATTAGGTTTACTACTGGCCCTAGAATAATACGCACATCTTTGCTGTTAAAGGTTTTGATGCAATATTTAAAGGGTTCAACCTCTTTACGTAAGAATATATTAATAGGTATTTGGCGGTTACTTTCCCACCACCAGACTTCCCCAAGTTCTAATAAACTAGTTTTCTGGTCTTGGGTCTTTATTAACTCTAAATCATAGAAGCTAGTAACATACTGGTCTTGATTTATTATTATACCTACATATTCATCCTCTCCATAGTTTAAAACACTAATAAAGGGGAACTGTTCTTCTATGTTGTCTCTTAGTTTTACCATATAAATATATACAAGGGCTCCAATTCAAATGCAAAAAATTTCAAGTTATTTATATCCAAATCGAATTAATGTAGTTGCTGATTTGGCTTTATTCTCTACAAGGTGGAACATTGTGTATCAAAATCGAGTAAAAATTTATCAGGGCGTTGATAACGTTCTAACTATTGATGTTAAAAATTCAGATCAAAAACGTATTGACATTAGTGAAATGGATTTACATATGATCGTTACTGACACTAACGGTTTGTTAATTTCTGATGTTGCAGTAACTCCATCTGCTACAACAGGACTGGCTACAGCAACTATTGCCGAAGCAGACCTAACAGAACTAACTCCTCAGTTCTTGCAGTTTAGTATCTATAGACTAAACGAAGATGAGACTAAAACTATATTATACGCAGACGCACACTTTGGTGCAAAAGGTAATATGGAACTAGTTGGCACTATTATGGATGTTCCAACACCAACTAGATATATAACAAACTTTATTGCAGTTACTGATCCTACAGTAATAGGATTACCTCCATACATCATTAGACACTATAGTGACGCTGTAGAAATTAATCAACCAAATTTTATAACAGAATCAGCCAACGATTCTGTTACTTTTAACTTTAGTCTTACTGGGCTAGCAGGAGAAGTTGTTGTACAGTTTACCAAAGATCCTGTTATCAATTCGGCTACTAACTGGACCACCATTGAGACTTTTAGTGTGACAACTAGCACATCAAATCTAACTAAAACTTATACTCCAATAAATGGATATAATAGAGAACTAACATGGGCTAGAGTTTACTTTACTCCAGTAAGCAATAACACCGGAAAGATTGACAGAGTAGCTATAACACTGTAAAATGTTTTTATGAGTGTTATTATAGAAACAGTACAGGCATATCTACCTCCTAAAAGAAAAGCTACTCCTAGCAGTTGGATAAGCTTCAATGCCGTTTGCTGTCATCATAATGGCGACAAACAAGACAGACGTCAACGCGGCGGCGTTATGTTTACTGAAGGTGTTACCTATCACTGTTTCAACTGCGGATTCAAAGCCAGTTGGCAACCTGGTAGGCCGCTTACAGTCAAGTTTAAAAAACTATTAAACTGGATGAGTGTTCCGGATGACTTAATTACTAAATGTTCATTTGAAGCACTTAGATTAAAAGACGAAGTTAATCCTGCAGAACACCAATTATTAACTCCAGTGTTCTTTGACAAAGCATTGCCAATGGGCACTAAACCCATTAAAGAATGGCTTGTTGATCCGCCTGAAGAACTTATTCCAGTATTAGAATATCTTATTGGCCGCGGATATACAGTTGACGATTACGATTGGCATTGGACTGATGAAGTTGGATTTAATGATAGATTAATTGTGCCATTTTACTATCAAAAGAGACTAGTAGGATACACTGCACGTTTGATTAGAAATCGCAAGACAATCAAATACATTAGCGAACAACAGCCAGGTTATGTGTTTAATCTAGACAATCAAACATGGGATAGAAACTTTGTGTTGGTAACAGAAGGTCCTCTAGATGCTATATGCGTTGACGGTGTAGCAGTTATGAGCAATGAAATTGGACCTCAACAAAAACATTTGATAAGTAGATTGCAGAAAGAAGTTATTGTAATCCCGGACAAAGATCAACCTGGAATTAAAATGATTGAGCAGGCATTAGAATGGGGTTGGTCAGTTAGTATGCCCGATTGGGATGACGATATTAAAGACTTAAATGACGCAACCAAGCGATATGGAAAACTCTATGCGCTATGGTCAGTGCTAAAGGCAAAAGAATCAATGCCTTTAAAAATACAACTGAGGATGAAAAAATGGATACATTAAGAAGTTTATTAAGATGGGTTATGCACCCTATTCGTTCTTACAAAGAACATCAAGCATTTAAAAAACGTATAGCAGAACTACGTAAACGAGATCCTTTTATTTACAAATGATTACCTGGGGAATATCAGCAAATAGTCATGATGCAGCATTGGCTGTATTTGATGACAACAAGTTATTGTTCGCTAGTCACAGTGAGCGATTCAGCGGAAAAAAGAACGATGCAGATCTTTGCGACAGTCTAGTTCAGTATGCTGCCAGCCATTACGGCTATCCTAAAGAAGTTGTATGGTATGAAAAGCCTTGGGCAAAAACTCTAAGGCAATTTACTGCTGGACAAGGTCTAAATCATAAAAGCAATAATATCAAACGATATTTGAACAATTATGGTATTAGTGCTCCTATCTATACTCAATGGCATCATGAAAGTCATGCAGCCGCAGGTTTTTATACAGGCCCGTTCAAAGAAGCTGCGGTAGTAGTCATAGATGCAATTGGTGAGTTTGAAACTCTAACAATGTGGCATGGCGGTGAAAAAGGACTAAAGCAAGTATATAAGCAAACATATCCGGATAGCCTAGGTCTTTGGTATTCAGCAATGACACAAAGATGCAATTTAAAACCTAACGAAGAAGAATACATTCTTATGGGTATGGCTGCTTACGGAAATCCTAAACGACTGTACAACAGAATACTGGAAGATTTCTTTGAAAAAGATGGAGAAACTTTAGTTAGTTTTAAAAAGAATCTACACCGCGGTTGCTTAGATTGGGCGCCTGATCTTACTGTTAATGACACGTTTGATATTGCAGCAGCTACTCAGGCTATCTACGAAACACAGTTTGAAAAGATATTACAGTCAGCAAAAAGTTTTGTTCCTAGTGATAATCTAGTGCTAATGGGAGGCTGTGCTCTTAATTGCCTAGCTAACCCTATTGCTTACAAATACTTTAAAAACGTTTGGATTATGCCTAATCCCGGAGATGCAGGTTCAGCTATAGGTGCAGTTCTAGCAAGAAACAAAGAACACATCGGCTGGGAAACTTGTAGCCTAGGTTACAATATAGAACCAACTCAATCAACTGAAGCAATTTTAGAACATTTGCTCAAAGATAAGATGTGCGGAGTTGCTCAAGGCCGCGCAGAATTTGGTCCTCGTGCCCTGGGCAATCGTAGTTTACTAGCAGATCCCCGAGGACCTGATATTAAGGACACAGTAAATGCAATCAAACGTAGACAAGAATTCAGACCTTTTGCGCCAATGGTTTTGGAGGAGTTGGCTGATCAATACTTTGATCTCCCTGGTGCTAGCAGTGACAATAGGCATATGCAGTTCATCAGTCGTTGTATTCATCCTCAGTTATTTCCTGCTATCGTGCATAGGGACAACACTAGTCGTGTACAGACTGTACCGGCAGACGGCAGTAGAATAAGACAGTTGTTAGAACAATGGTATGCAGCATCGGGTTGTCCTATATTGTTGAACACTAGCCTAAATATCAAGGGCAAGCCCATGGTCAATGATGTTTCGGATGCTCGAAACTTTGAGAGCCATTACGGTGTTAAAGTGTTTACATAAAGTGTATAATAAACAATGACCACAAGACAAAACGCAGACTACGGATTCGAAATACAAAAACTCTATTTGGAGATGATGCTGGGAGATGCAGAAACATTTGTTCGCTGCCAAGGCATTTGGGATGACGCACTATTTGATCGTAAACTACAACCAGCAGCCAAGTTTTTAAAAGACTATGTTGACGAGCATTCAGTTATACCCACAGTAGAAATTATCAATGCAGCCACTAGTAATGCATTTGAAATTCCTCCGGGACTAACTGAAGCACATTATGATTGGCTGCTCACAGACTTTGAAACATTTATCCGTCACAAAGGCCTAGAGAAAGCCATTCTCAAAGCCGCTGACATGTTGGAAAAGGGCGAATACGGTTCAGTAGAAGATCTAGTTAAAAAGGCTGTGCAAGTGGGCCTGCAAAAAGACATGGGCACTGATTACTTTGCTGATCCCCGTGCTCGACTGATGAAGATCAAAGACAAAAACGGACAGATGAGCACTGGCTGGGCCGCCCTAGATCAGAAACTGTTTGGCGGATTCAACAGAGGTGAACTTAACATCTTTGCTGGCGGATCGGGTGCAGGTAAAAGCTTGTTCCTGGCCAACCTAGGTGTTAACTATGCACTAGCAGGTATGAATGTTATCTATCTAACACTGGAACTTTCGGAAGAGTTAGTTTCAATGCGTGTAGACTCAATGGTCACTGGTATTTCAACTAGAGAAGTGTTTAAACAAATTGATGAAGTTGAAATGAAGGTTCGCATCATTGGCAAGAAGTCAGGATCATTTCAAATCAAATATATGCCCTCGGGTAAAACTGCCAACGATGTTCGTGCTTACTTGAAAGAGTATGAAGTTAAAACGGGCAAGCGTTGTGACGTATTATTAGTCGACTATTTGGACTTGCTCATGCCCGCAGGACAGAAAATTTCAGCAGAAAACTTGTTTATTAAAGACAAGTATGTGAGTGAAGAACTGCGTAATCTAGCAATGGAAAAGCAGTGTGTATTTGTCACAGCGGCACAGCTTAACAGGGGTGCTGTAGAAGAAGTTGAATTTGATCACAGTCACATTAGTGGCGGACTTAGTAAGATTCAAACTGCTGACAACGTATTTGGTATCTTTACCAGCCGTGCTATGCGTGAGCGAGGCAAGTATCAAATACAGCTGATGAAAACTCGTAGTTCAAGCGGTGTTGGACAGAAAATTGATCTGGACTTTGACATTGACACACTGCGTATTACCAACAGTGAAGAACAAAGCGATGACAGCACACCAATGGTAACGCAAAAGAGTTCAGCCATACTGAACAGTTTACAGCGTAGCTCAACAGTGACTACAGAACCAACAGCCAGTTGGGAACGTGCCAGTCCCAAAGAAGGATTTGATCTAGCTAAACCTCGAGCAGAAGTGGGCAGTTCAAAACTGCGTAGCTTGTTGAACAATCTCAACACTGATGATCTTTGATCACGGGGGCTATAGTTTCCGCCAGTGTTTTATGGTAATAGAGCCCCGGGTGACTTTGATCTCGACCCAGCACATCCCGTTCAACATAAGCCAGTTTGGCACAGTTGATTCCATAGTGACTGAAGTCCTGTTGATGTATAAACCTGTTGGCTCTGCTGTCCCATGAAGCAAACGTCACGTCGATGCCTCGAGCTTCAGCCGCAGTGGCAATGGCGTGCAGATCCATGATAAACAGCTCAACATGATTGGTCAAGGGCAAGCTGTAGTAAGTTTCGCAAGCTTGGAACCTATCGGGCACTAGACGCATGGGATGTGAATATTGGTAGTTGCCAAAGGCATTGAAGTGATCCAACTGTCCATTGGTCACTGCACTCAGCATGATTCTACTGTAGTCGGGCAATAGAAACACAGCATGTTTTGGCTGTTGAAATCTAGCAAGTTGAATGAACATACGTGCCATTTCATTGGTACTGAGTCCCGTGACAGCATAGTTGGCACAAGTGAGCCCAGTAAGCTTGGTGAGCCAATCAGTCCAGCGATATTCCCGCGGAACTCCTACACCATAGGTAACAGAGCAGCCAAAGGCCCAAACGTCCACAGCTTGCCCCGAATGATCGCATCTAAATCCCCAAGAATTGTTTTTATATTCAAAGTTAGGATCATGTGCAAACTGTTGATTGTAGCTGTTGCGTGTCCAATTGGCCAGACCTTCTGCACCCCGATCTCCATAGTCATTGAGTTCTACTAGTCCATAGCGTTGACCAAATCCTGTGAGCAACTGTTCAATGTTAGTAGCGGCAAATTTATAGGGAAAGGCTGTGCTGGACAAATACTTGATGTCATTTTCTTGATTGTAGACCTGGGGTCGGTAGATGTTCTTTTTCATGAAATATTTAGCGGGTTGCGGCCCAGGCCTGCTGCGAAGCGGCGCGAAGCGCCAGCGCCAAAAGCGATTTTTTAAGGCTATTATCTACGTATATTATAATAAAGACTGCTGGAACCCAAAGGGGGAAACAGATCAGCAGTACAGTCAGCAACGTTAGGCTCAGCAGTGTTGTACAAATAGTCAGCTAGGGCACTGTGCCAAGGTTGAGGAATATGGCACAGTGTAGCGGACTTTTCTTCTAGTATTGCGGGATCTACACGATCAACACCCAAAGCTTTTTTAGCTATAGAGTTAATGTGCAGTAGATTAAAATCACTGGCAAAGCTGTTGGGAAAACAGGCTATGAATCGGCTGCGTGGAAAGCGCAGTTTAATGTCATTGATCATGAGATTTTGCACAGTGACTAGATAGTCAAAATCACTGATCATAAACCAACCCAACAGGTAAGTTTTTTTCTTAAAACTGGTAATTGAGTCTACACCGGGTGGACCAGTGACAAAATGGTTTTCTACCTTGATAGGAAAGCGTACAGGTTCAGTAACAGCTACTATGATATGATCGTATGGTTGAGCTGTGGCCAGTATCTGTTGATAAGTCCAATAAAAGCTGCTGCCAGCACAACCGTAATAGTCTATACTGACGGCACCCATTTTGACAGCTAGCTGTGCTGCCCAGGTTTGTGAATTGCGGTCAACACCATCAACAAAGCTGTCACCGTATACGGCAAATTTCATAAAAATATTTATTAAATATACAATATGGAGTGGCTATGAACTATACAGCAGAAAAGGGTATAAAAAATATATTGGAAACTACATATCAGCGTCAAGGCTGGGCAATACCAGACTTTGTTACAGTGTATGAAGCTAAACTGTTAGCTGAAAAGATGGATAAAAACCCATGGCAACCCGAGCCTAGCTACGCTGAACGCTATATGACTTTGCGTACACCCGCAGAAGCATTGGCATTGGGCAATACCTGTTGGTTCACTCGTGCAGTGTTTCCAGAGTTGGGAGAACGTAGAGGAATTGCTGCCAGTTACTATGTAGACATGGGGCAGGGCTGTTACGAAATGGTTTTAAAGCAGGGGGATTTTCCTGCTGTGAGAGCACTGTATAAACACTTTGAATTTCTAGCTGAAGCAACATATACAGCAATACGCAGTTACGGTGAATTCCGCACGATGTGGGACTGAGCCCAAATGGGGTCTGCAGACCAAAAAAAAATTTAGCGCAAAAATTTTTAGGGAAGTACTTAGAGTTTCTTCAAGGTAGTTTTACAGTAAAGAATCGCCTGCGAGTCTCTTCCCTGAAATGGGTCCTGCAGGGTTAAAAATCTGCCGCGCAAAAAATATAAGAGAAGTACTTACAGATTCTGCCTGGTGATTTAGCACCACTAAGCCGTAATAATTTAGTATTACAAATATCATTATTAAGCCCCGACCCCCTCACCTCACCCCGATGGTCGCCCCGACCCCCTGACCTCATCGATGAAAAGAAACCCCATGACCGGGAGCGAATCGGATCATGGGGTTCAAAGGTCTGCTTCACAGCAGTCCCTGTTAGATCACTGTCGGGAGCGAATCGAACTGGATCTAACTGCACTGTCTAGAGCTTTGTGTATGCTGTGCTCTAGTACAGTGTGCAGGGCTCAAGCTGCCCTGCTAGCTGTATGCATTAGCGCATAAGGCTAACCTCTGCTACACGTTGCCATTTAGCTGGGAAGCTCTTGATCAAGTCAGCAGTCTTAAGTACTGTACGCAAGCTCAGTTCACGCAGGCGCTTCTTGTTAGCATCTACAAACTCTACCAGCTCTGCTTGTTGCTCTGTTGTGAACTCGTACTCTGCCAGCATGCCATCAGCTACGATCTGTCGGATACGCAACATCTTGTCACGCTCTGTATGGATCGTAAGATCAATGTAGTGGCAACGGCTTTCCAATGCTGCCAAGTGATCCTGAAGCTTCTTGCTCTTGATGTTCTGGAAGTTAATATTAGTAATAAAGATAGCACCGCCCTTGTACTCAAAGCTATTGGGCACACCTTCTGCAATCAAACTACGGCTGTCTGTGTTCCAGCTGATGGTACGCTTCTTGCTTGTATCCAATGCAGCCTTAAGGATGTTGAGTGCAATGTCGTCCAACAGTACTGAATCGCAGTCATCGAACACAAGGATACACTTAGAGTCACTGTACTCGTACAGCTTCTTGTACAGTCCAATAGCTGACATAGCGCCTTTGACAATCTCAAACTTCTTGAGCTTTTGATCGTTGGCTACGTCTGCGAGGAGTTGATGCTTGCTCAGTACTTTCTCAACACCAAAGCTCTTGCCCACACCCGGTGCACCGCTTACAATCATAGCACGTACTGCACCCTTTTTAACCGCACGGGTCATGTCGTCAAGGATCTCAAAGCGTTCACGCATACGCTCCATGATCTCTGCATCTGATTCTTTGCTGACGGGCTCTACAGTACTACGCTGAGGGATAGTCTTGTTGCTCTGCTCGTCCAATTTTACTACACGATATCCTGGCATTGTTTCGCTCCAATGTTGTTTAAAAAAGTAATTATAGCATCAATAGAGCCTGTTGTCAAGCTCTATTAGTTCTGTAATTAGGCTTCAACCTTGTTCAGCATGTTAGCTGGCACACGCCACAAGCCGTTCATTGTTTTGACTGTTACATATTTAATGGCAATCTTTGTAACAAAACCTGTCATGTTCTGTCCGGTTTTGCTAGAGGTAAAGTTGACATTGTCGCCTACTCGCAGAGTGCTCTTTGTAGTCTGTGCCAAACGGCTACGAGCAAACTTGACTGCATCAATCACACTTGCCAGTTGATCGTTAGTGAATGAACCTGTTACCAGGGCTGTATTGATCTGCTGTACGTTCATAGTTCGCTCCTATTTGCGTTGTTTAAGTGTATATTATACTGTCAAAATCAATCTATGTCAACCACCCATTGCAGGCAATCGTTATAGAAGTTGTACTCTGCACGTAGACTTTCGCCCGGGAAAAATGGATTGCTAACGATGCAATAAGGAGCATTGTCGTGATCCAACTTGAAGGCTTCTACGTTGACTTCTCTAAAACCAAAGTCCTCTTTGGTTCCTGTGTTGATAAAGTGTACTTGCATGGTTCGCTCCTGTGCATGTTGGCTTAGGCCGAGTCTCCAAACTCGCTTCGTATCCCTTGGTTACAACCCTTTTTGCATTTCTGCTGGGTTCTTACATTTGAGGATCGCCTTGCTTCTTACTATGTCTCTATTATACTGTCAAAAAGCCTTTGTGTCAACCTACGAAGTGCCCGGGCGTGTTGCAGGGTCTAGTGATAGGCTGACACATTGGCAAACTGTTAGCACCAGCTGTCTACCATCATAACAGGCTTCTTCATAACCCGCTTGACAAAGTCCTCTGGCTCGTCATCGCAACGTACCATCATAAAGCCCATGCTCTCTACCAAGTCTACCTCGCAGATCTGCAAGTCTACAGCAGCCGCTTCAAAAGCAATGTTCATCTTGGTCAGTGCGTACTTAACACCTGCCTCAAAGGCCGCATACTCGCCATTGCCTACATCTTCAAAGTCAAACTCTGTTTCCATAATATGGGCATAGTCCTGTCCATCTGCTACGATGAACTTGCCAATCTTCTTCCAGTTGCTCTGCTTCTCACTGTCAAAGTGATCACAGCACTCGTTAATGTCAAACGAGGCAAACTTGTCATAATTTACTTTAGCCATTTGGGTCGCTCCCTTTTGTGTTAATATGTATGTATTATACTGCCAAAACGATAACCTGTCAACCACTAGGGTTATTTGTACTTCTTCTCAATGTCGTTCAAACGATCCTGGCTCTCCAGCTGACCCACACGGATCAAGTAGAGTTGATAGACACAGTAACCCATGGCCACCAAACTGATCGCGCCGGCTACATCACCTGCTGACATGCCCAGCATGATCACGGCGTTAATTGCGGCAATACCTGCTACAACTGCCAGGGCGACCTTGCCCATATCTACCAATGCTTGTTTCTGATATTTGTTCATCTTAGTTCCTTGTTGCTATGTGTTAATTATAACGTCTTTTGGTAACCCTGTCAACCAAAGGGTTATTAATACTCTTTGAAGTTGCCTTCATCTTCGTTGTCGCGATAGCCTGCGGTGTAGGCCACGATCTCGTCGGGTGTCATGTCTTTGAGCGTTACACGAGGTGAGTTACCAGTGTCGCCCTTGTAATAGTGAGGGTTATAGCTTCTGCGGTAGTAGCTGTCGGCTGTACCGCGATCGTATGGACCACCATGTCGTGTATCCATCTCAATGTGCTCTCTAATCATCTTCGCTCCTTGCTTGTCTATGTATGTATTATATACTCAATTGAATAACCAGTCAACCAGTAGGGCTATTCCCATGATCCAGATCGGCGCCAGCACGATCAGCAGATTGATGATTGCTTGATTGATTACCATGCCAACTCCTTTGCGGGATAAGTGATTTTGCCTTCGTATTCCCACTGATCCTTCTCAAAGTCTGTCATGTAGTCGTTGGCCACAACTTCGAAGTTGATGATGTGCTCGCGGTAGTATTCGTTGTCCTGCTCGATCTGTGAGCGCAGGGCCATCACAGTTTCAGTGACCTTGTTGAAGTCTTTGAACTTCTTGACCACGTAGTCTGCACCGCCTTTGGGTTTCCAGTAAGGCTCATCAGCCGTACCGTAGTTCTCGTACACTTGGGTTTGGATCAATAGTTTAGCCATTTGGTTCGCTCCTTGTTGCTGTCTATGTATCTATTATAACGCCAAACAGTCAGGCTGTCAAGCGAACTGTGTCAAAAACCCTTCACGGATCATGGACATTTCGTCTTCCTCTACGTAGAAGTCTGTAGTAGGATCGTAGTACTGACCCTCTTTGTTGTCATAATACAACACTCTGCCGGAGAAGTTGAAGGGGCCTTCTAAGCCCTTGCGTGGACCGTATTTGACACGCATCATGTCCATCTGCTCTCGATCTGCTACAACCTTGTATCCCATATCAGCTCCTTGCTTGTCTATGTATGTATTATAGCACCAAACAAAGACCCTGTCAACCAAAGGGTTAATAGGTTTCTTTTACAATGTCGAACTCTTCTTTGGGCCATTTGGCTTTGAATTCGTCGGTCTTGACGTATTCGTTATAGGATTTGGCTTCGAAGAATACCTTCTTAAAAACGCTCATATGCTTGCCTTTGGGCAAGATTGTAAGGTATATTGATTTCGCTTTGCCTGCCATAATGTGCTCCTTTAGATGAATGGTGGGCCCCCGGAGAGTCGAACTCCGCACCAATGGATTATGAGTCCACTGCTCTAACCAACATGAGCTAGAGGCCCTAAACTGGCCTGACTGGAGGGACTCGAACCCCCGACCTACAGCTTAGAAGGCTGTTGCTCTATCCAGTTGAGCTACAGTCAGATAAATTTACTTTGGTATTCCCTGTAAATTTACTTTGGTATTCTTGGTGCTCGGAGCCGGAATCGAACCGGCACGCCTTTCAGCGAGAGATTTTAAGTCTCTTGTGTCTACCTATTTCACCATCCGAGCATTGATCAATCCCTAACTACCACAGCGACTTCTTCAAGCTCGCCTTCTGTCTCTTTGTATATTATACACTCTACAATGCCGTTGTCAACATCATTTAGCGTTACATCCGCCAATTGATTTGCTTCTTTTAGACTGTTAGTTGTGTCAATGATTTCTTCGTGTCCAAGTTCGTCGACACTCCAAACTTCATACTGAACCCAGGGCATGTTTTTCTTCTTTGTTTAATAAATCGCAGAGGTATTGTGCTGTCTGCTCTGCTTCGTAGAGGTTGTCGCGAGCGATCACGCAAAGGACTCGGCCCTTAGGTTCACTAAGGAAGTCTCTGATGACCACTGCGCCAACTTGTTGATAATCGTTTGATTGGGAAACACCGTATCGCATAGAGTGTATTTATGATGCTCAGCGATACGGTGCTGTAGATTAGAATGGAGCGTCTTCCATCTCGCTAGTGTCAATCTTAGATGCTTTGATAGCAGCTTTGACTTTGGGAGCCTTGACCGTTGCAGTCTTAGCAGGTGCCACAGCCTTTGTAGCTTTGGCGGGTGTCTCGTCCTTGCGATCGAGATAGTCAGCGATTGCGCTTTGCTCTGCGGCGCCTTGGAACTCGTCCGCAGTCTTGAGAACTTTTACAGCCTCAAGCTTGGTCATTGGAGTATCCAACTCAATAAGGTTAATGTCAGTGTGTCCGTGCTTTGCCAGCACCTTAACACGCATCACATCGTTCGCAAAGCGAACCTTCATCTCACCATTGAGCTTAGAAGTACCAACTACCGTAAACAGTTTATCTGTTGCCATTTTATTTTGCCTTTTCAAGTTAATTTAAGTTAATTGCCTTATGTCCTTTTGGACATGTTTCTATTGTAACACCAATCGGGGTTGCGGTCAACCCCTTTTGGCAAAATCAATCCATACGCGAACCTGCGTAGACCTTCTCCAAACCCAACTTCTCTTTCAAAACCTCTGCGTAAGCATAGGCACCTGCTTCCAGAATGTCAATGCTTTGAGCAGCCGCTTTGCCTGGATTCCACAGACTCAATGCACCCGTGTAGTCCTTGCGGAAGCCTGCGGCCTTGAGTGCGTTGCCGAGCTTGCTGTTAGAGCGGACGCCCCAAACGTTAACCCAAGCAAAGCCACAAGGGCCACGATCGCCACCTAGTGCGGCATAGGCTTGTTTCACTGCGGTACGAGCGGCCATTGCGGCTTCGTTAGTTGCGTTCTGAACTGCCTCTACGTCAAATGCTACTGCTGTCATTTAGTGCTCCTTAGTGCGTTGTTGATGTATCAATTATAACGCCTTTTGGCGCCAGTGTCAACCAAAAACTAGGCTTTTTTGCCGTTGTTTTTTTGCAACAGTACTGGGTTTAGAGAACTCTTTGTCCACGTAATATTGGATCAATTCGCGCTGGATCATAGTGATCAAATCGCCGTGATCGTCGTTGACTACGAATCGAACTGGACACGAACCCCATGCACCTGTCTTATTAAAGTTGGCAAACCATTTCCTATGATCTTGATTAGCAGGATTAAAGATCACATAGGGCCTGCCGTACATTGCAAGGCGGCTCACCGTGCCCAAACCTTCATAACGGCTAAGAGTGCAATAAAGTCATAGACCAGTTTGCTCTTAGTAACTTCGGGCAGAGTATCTGTAGTGAAGTTTCGTTTGCTGTAATAGATAGTTGATTTCATTTTAGGACCTTATCGATCAGTTGTTGTGCTTCGGGCATATCGCCTATGCCATCGTAGCATTGTTCTACAGTTGCCATAATCATAAGGCTTACGATGGTCTTTGCTTCGTCTTGCAGTCGAATCGTAGGCAGGCTGCGAATAAACTCGTTGACCTGCTTTTGATTGTCACATGCCCAGATGATGTCAGCCAGGGCACGTTGACGTGCATTCAGTCCTTCGATTGTAATCTCAATCATGTGTGCGTCCTTTATGCTTTGGCTTGCGTTGATAACGAGTTGCTATCTTGTGCGCCTGTTTGGGTTTAATAGGAGTGCGACACACTGGGCGACGCACGGGTATTGTCAGTTGCATTGCTTTTCTCCTTTTCATGTATCAATTATAACACCAAAGGAGAAACCCGTCAACCTGTAGGGTTTATGCTCCGTTGTAGGGACTATAAGGTTCGTCTGCAACAATATCCTCGTCACTAACCCCAAAGCTATTCAACACCTTCTGAACTTCATCCAACGGAACCTTCAACATGAATGCGATATGTGTAGCATCCGCACCGTCAATGAACATCTCTTGGATATCATAACTCAAATCTTTAATCGCGCTCATTCTTCTGTCTCCTCTTGTGCAATACGATCTTGCTCGTCGATAAACGCCTCTTCCAACGGCATCCAAGTGTTCTCTGACTCGTAATAACGAACGAACCAAACGGCTTTGCCGTTGACATTGCGCAGGATGTAGTCGTACTCTTCTTGCTGTGAGCAGTCAAAGTATTCGTCTGCGTTCTTGTATTTGTTGATTACAATCTCTTCACCGCGCCAGTGATGATAAGCGCCTGTCTTAGTTCCCTCAACAGTATCCTCTAAGCTAGAGAACGCTCCCAGCGCCAGCAGTTCTTTGACTTTGAACGGGTCCATGTAGTAACGAGCAAGGATCTGTCCATTGTTGCTCAAGTAACCGTCCCAGTGACAGTAGACTTGCTCTACTGTGCCGTCTGCAAATTCAAGTGCGATAGTGCTTCGTGTTCCCATTTCAAGCTCCTTTGTGTTTCAGTATGTATGTATTATAAGGCCTTTTGGCGCTTATGTCAACCAAAGACCCTACAGCTTACAGGGTGAATAACACTTCCTCTACAGTGTACTCTTGCGGGCCGCTGTCGTTAGATTCGTCCTCTGCTTGCAAAACAGCAATGTGGCTCAGTGCGGCTGCTTTAGTAGCAAATGCTTGCAAGTTGTAAAAACAGTTCTCGTAGTCTCCGAAGCCCAGACCTTGTACAATGTACACGTTATTCATTTTGTTCCTTTGTTGTTAAGTGTTAATTATAACGCATTTTGGCTAATGCGTCAACCAAAAACCCTTTAGCACTCCGGATCAAAGTCTGCCCACTCTTGCGCTTCGTCGGGCTGGCCATCACGCTCTTCTTGCTCGTACTCTGCTTGCAGTTCCTCGCTCAGCGACATAAAGTCTTCGCACATGTTAAACAGTGCCTCAAAGCTACGGCGCTCATCACGCGACAGCTCACGCAGGAACTGCGGGCCTTCCTCTTGCATAGCGTCCAGCACCTGCTTCAGCGCCAGCAGTGTGTTCTCGTTCATGCAGTAACTCATGTTAGGATAGTTGCTCATCTTTGCTCCTTAGTGCGTTGTTGATGTATGTATTATAGCGTCTTTTGGTAACCCTGTCAACCGAAGGGTTATTAAAAAGGAGCAGTTGTAGCGTCTTCTAAAACGCACTTAACAATAATGCCCGGCCCGCCGCTGTAGTAACTGTCTCCACCTTCTGTAAGTGTAACGTTTTGTTTGCCGGCTGCTTTTTGCAGTGCGATTAGCAGTTTAGTATTACCCCGGAAATAACACTTGACACGACGAATATTTGAAGCGTCGGATTTAGTTTTGTTTGTGTACACTCCGTAGGTGCTGGTGGAATGTTGTGCGATAATAGCACGGACTTGTTTAGTTGTTAGCATAGTTTCGCTCCTAATTGCGTTGTCGATGTATGTATTATAAGGCCTTTTGGCTCAGTAGTCAACCGAAACCCTATCCGCTGTAGGGTCATACTTGACAAAGACTTTGCACTCCTGCTCTGCATTGTCTTCAATGTAGGTAGCAGTGTAGCAGAACAGGCCGGCATTGGTTATGCCCAGGAACTTGCTCTTTGTGAACTTGTCCTTCTTGTAGCCTGCAGCCTGTATGCCTGTTGTCAACATCACCGCAGGCATGTTAGTCAGTAGGGCTAGCTTGTCTGCTGTAATCATTACATTGCCTCCAGTACTGTGTTAAACTTAGCTTCCCACAGTGCAATAAACTCGTCTTCAACGTCTAGCGACACATAGTTGTCGCCCTGCATACCCTGCTCGCTATATGTTACAGCACACAAGCCCTGCTCAACTAAAAATGCGTTCAGCTCGTGTAAAAACTCACTGTCTGTATAAATGAGACCGTCTACATTAACGTCCCAATCTGCTGTGTTAAAATACACGCACAGCTCTCCAAACTCTTTGTCGTCGCTAACATAGCCCATCCGCATGTCAACTATCTCTACTGCTTTTGCAGTGCGGCTCCAGTAGCCGTCCCCTGCTGTGTTAAAAATGACTGCTTGCATGTTTGCTCCTATTGCGTTGTGTAAGCATGTATTATAGCACAAATGAGAAACCCGCACAATCGGCGGGTTTTTGTAAGCAAAAAGTATTAGTCTTCCTTGTTCTCTTCTTCCCACTGTGCTACATCTTCTGAGATACCAAATGCTTCGTCTAACTCTGGAGGCAACGCCTCGGCAATCTGAGTAGAGTCCATGCCACCATACTCGTAGTAGTCATCGAAACCGTCTTCCCAAATGCCTGCAAATGCCATACCTGGCTCAAAATACATAGCCTTAATACGGAAACCCATAGCTGTCAGCTTCTCATAGGCTGCACAAGGAGGAGCCCAAGCTGATTCAAAGCCCAATAGCAATCCGCCTGGGATGTCCTGTGCAGGGTTACCATCAGCACCAATCTCCCACTTAGTGCCCCACTCGTTGACACAGAAGTCATACCAGTTAGTGTAACCATATGTGATACGGTTGAACTCTTCTTTGAGTTTGTGTTCTGCTTCTTCTGCAACAGGAACTGATCCTGCTACGATATTACGCAGGTCTTCTGGTACAGGAATGAACTCTTGTAGCAGGCCTTCACCATTGAACGCAGTTCGCACCCGCTCAATCATCTTAGGGTCATCGTGGTAGATCTCTACGCTGTTGTTACACCAGTTTGGCATATTAGTATGGTCCTTCTGACAAGTATGATTTAAGGTTAGACTCTGGCACAAAGTGTAACAGCTCTTCAATAGCTGTAAAGTCTGCGTTCTTTACGTCTTGAGCAATCTGCTCCAAGACAAGATCAACAAGCTCTTGTCTAGTCATCTTAGATCTCCGTGTAAACGTCAATAATTTCTGTGTCTTTAATAGCAGGATGATTAAACTCGTAATCCATCTCTCTTACTACCTCTGCAATGTCTGCATCTTCATCTACTTGCAGACGCACAATCAGTTCAACAGTTCTGCTCATACAATGTCCGCTTCCCATTCGTAAAACTTAACACTCGGATCCAACTTCTTCAGTTGCTTTGCGGCAGTCATCAGCTCCTTATATCTCCGATTGACCTCTGCGCGAGGAAGTTCCCCATCGCAGGTCAAGTTCTCAGGGCTCAAAGAACTGTCGATCATATCCGCAATGCGTTGACGACCTTTGGCAGTTTGGATC